TGACCCTCGGATGCCGCTGTTTAAGGACAGCAAATCCTCGGTCTCTTTTGGTCGTGGCTCGTAAGAGTCAGATACTTTTTCTTTTAGGAGATCAACATGGCAACTACTGCTGCTCCGTACGGGCTGAAGCCCGTCAATCGTGTTGATGGCATGCCCTATGCTGGTGCGATTCAGTCTTTTCTGATCAACCCGGCTGGTCTGGCCACCAACTTGTTCAATGGCCAAGTCGTTATCATCAACGCTGATGGTTACGTCGCTCTCGCTACGGGTACTGGTGCAGACCAGACCACTGCTAGCATCAGCGGCACCACTGGTGTTGGCGCTATCGGCGTGTTTGTTGGTTGTGAGTACATCAACGCTCAAGGTCAACTGATTTTCAGCCAATACTACCCGGCTAACACCACCGGTGTTGTTAAGGCGAACGTCGTTACCGACCCGAACGTTGTGTTCCAAGGTCAGTTGGATGGCGCTGGCGCTCAGACCGTTCTGGGTACCAACACCTTCTTCGCTGCCGCGCAATCGACCAGCACGGGCTCCACTCAGACTGGCAACTCGACCTCGGCTCTTGAGTCTACGGTCGTTCTCACCGCTGCTGCGTTCCGTATCGTGGGCTTCGTGTCCACCCCGGGCGATGCCTATACCGACGTGTTGGTTAAGTTCAACCCCGGTGCGCATCAGTACACCAACAACGTCGGCCTGTAAGGAGATAAATCATGGCTATTACTCGTTCCCAACTCCTCAAGGAACTCCTGCCGGGCCTGAACGCATTGTTCGGTATGGAGTACAAGCGCTACGGCGAAGAGCACAAAGAGATCTTCGATACCGAACGTTCTGACCGTTCGTTTGAAGAAGAGACCAAGTTGTCCGGCTTCGGTGCAGCTCCTGTCAAGGCTGAAGGCAGCGCTATCGCTTACGATAACGCGCAAGAGGCTTGGACGGCTCGCTATACCCACGAGACCATCGCAATGGGTTTCTCGATTACCGAGGAAGCTGTTGAAGACAACCTGTATGACTCCTTGTCCTCTCGCTACACCAAGGCTCTTGCTCGTGCTATGGCTTACACCAAGCAAGTCAAGGCTGCGGCTGTCCTGAACCAAGGCTTTGTTGGCGCAGGTAACCCCACCTACGGTGACGGTAAGACCTTGTTCTCTACTGTTCACCCGCTGGTTGGTGGTGGCGTAAACAGCAACACGCAGTCCACCCCCGCTGACCTGAATGAGACTTCCTTGGAAGCCGCTGTTATTCAGATCTCTGGTTGGACCGACGAGCGTGGTCTGTTGATCGCGGCTAGACCGAAGAAGTTGATCGTCCCGCCGTCCTTGTTGTTTACTTGTACCCGCATTCTGGAAACGGATCTGCGTGTTGATACGAACAACAACGACATTAACGCTTTGCGGACCACCGGTTCTATCCCGGAGGGCTACGCGGTTAACCACTGGATTACCGACAACGACTCATGGTTCCTGACCACCGACGTTCCGAATGGTCTGAAGCACTTCGTGCGTACCCCGATGTCTACGGGTATGGACGGCGACTTCGACACCGGCAACGTGCGGTACAAGGCACGCGAGCGTTATTCGTTCGGTGTCAGCGACCCGCTGGGCATTTTCGGTTCGCCGGGTGCCTAAGCAAAATCAAGCACTTACGTGTTTGGAACCCCGCTTCGGCGGGGTTTTTTATTTTCGTCGTCGCTTACATTGACACCCAAAAAACCTAATGCTATAAAGCACTTAGCCCGGCGGTTATCAATGGGTATTTCGCGAACCGAGGTGAAGCATGGCTGCTAATGAGAATCTGAAAAAACGGGCGTACGAAACCGCGCGGCAAGAGTACCTTAAAGAGAAAGCGCGAGAGCTGGCAGACCCGTCTCCGATCGCGTCTGGCATCAAGAAGTACGGTCGGAAGTACATCACGGACCCGATCTTCAGCCTGCTGTCTCGTGGTACTGGCCAAACGGCGTACAACGACGAAGAACTCCGTGCCCGCAAGGAAATTTTGGGGTACAAAAAGGGTGGTGCTGTGTGCCGAGGCGGTGGCCGCGCAGTCCGTGGCGTCAAAAAAGCGAAGTTCTACTAGAATGGCTAAGGGCAAGATTGAGCAGTTGCTCGGCCTATCCAAGTATTTCACCGTACCGGAGTACCGGGCCCCGACTTTGCGGGACATGAAGCCCGACAGGAAAGGTGACGACGATAGGGCGGAGCCGTTCAGTCTTGATAAGCCGACGTTTCGTTCGGACGCCCCATTACGGTATACTGACGGCGGTAAAGTTCGTGGCTACGGCAAAGCTCGTGGCGGAAAGAAGTGCAAGGTGTGCTGATGGAAATGATGATATGGAACATCGTACTCACCGCCGTAGTCGGTCTTATGGTTTTCATGATCAAAGGCAAATTTTCTGAACTGGAGCGGCTTGGCGCGATGCTGAGTAGCACCCGCGAGGAAATCGCCCGTAACCATGTCACCCGGGAGGAAGTTCACCGGGACATGGAAAAACTCATGGAGCGCGTCGACGCCGGGATAGCCCGGCTAGAGGCCAAACTTGATAGGTTAACGGAGCGGTAAAATGGGCATTTTCGTTACGAAAGATCCGAGCAAAGCCGCCATCAAACTCACTACGTCTGACCCCAGTAAAGGGTTTGGCGCTGGCTTCCTATTCGAATCCCTTCCCGAAGATCAACTTACTGAAGAGCAGAAGGCTCTTCGATATCGCTCTGGAGCCATGCAACCCCCGCAGGGCATGAAAGACGGTGGCACTGTTCGCGGGTGGGGCAAAGCTCGTGGCGGGAAAGCGTGTAAGGTACGATAATGACAACCTCCGGCGCATCTGCATTCAACCTCGATTTCGCTGAGATCGCCGAAGAAGCCTTCGAGCGGTGTGGCGCTGAACTCCGGTCTGGGTACGACCTTCGTACCGCCCGACGCAGCTTGAACTTGCTGCTGTTGGAGTGGGCAAATCGTGGCATCAATATGTGGACTGTTGAGCAGGGTTCCATCCCGCTCGTCGCTGGTACAGCCACGTATAGCCTACCCGCAGGCACTGTTGACCTGTTGGAATTCGTGATCCGTACCGGTTCTGGTACGTCTCAGAGTGACGCTGCTATCTCCCGCGTTTCTGTCTCTACGTACGCAGCGATCCCCACCAAGACGACGCAAGGGCGGCCTAGCCAGATCTACATCGACCGTGGTCGGGATAACCCTTCTGTGACCGTGTGGCCGGTTCCTGACGCCAACCAGCCGTATACGCTGGTGTACTGGCGCTTGCGCCGTATGGAAGACATCGGTACTGGAGCTAACACGCAGGACGTGCCGTTCCGGTTCTTGCCTGTGATGGTGTCTGGGCTGGCATACTACCTGTCGCTCAAGCTGCCCGACGGTATGCAGCGAACTCAGCTTCTGAAGGCTGAATACGAAGAACAATGGCAGCAAGCCGCGACTGAGGACAGGGAAAAAGCCTCGGTTCGGTTCGTTCCGATGGTGTTCCAGTAATGGGCAGCAGCTTCGCGCAAGGCAAGAAAGCATTCGGCTTTTGCGACGTGTGCGGGCAGCGGTGCGATCTACATAAACTTAAGGCGTTGACGGTCGGGCTGAAGGTTACTAATATCCGCGCGTGCCCCGAGTGTTGGGAGCCGGATCATCCGCAGTTGAACATCCGTGCGCGCTCGATGAATGACCCGCAAGCCTTACGCAATCCGCGTCCTGACACGAGTCAGGCAGAGAGCCGGGACACTCAATGGGGATGGGCCCCTGTTGGCGGCGGTAATAGCGAGAGCGGCGCGCCGAACTATTTGGTAGCCAACGGTAACGTAGGGACAGTAACGGTGGTGACGACATGAATTATACGCAACTGAAGCAAGCGATCATTGACTACGTCGAGGCAGGCGACCCGGCTTTTCTCGATAACATCCCCAACTTCGTCAAGACAACCGAGCAGAAGGTATATAACGTCGTTCAGTTGCCCGCCCTGCGCAAGAACGTCACTGGGTCGCTAACGTCGGGTAACAAGTATCTTTCCTTGCCGACGGACTGGCTGTCTACATATTCTCTCGCTATCGTTAAATCGAACGCCGCGCATGAGTACCTACTCAATAAGGACGTGAACTTTATCCGTGAGGCGTTTCCCTACCCGGCGGTGACCGGCACGCCGACGCACTACGCCGTTTTCGACAACAACACGCTGATTCTTGGGCCCACGCCCAACGCTAATTTAACTGCTGAGCTGCATTACTTCTATTATCCACGGTCGATTGTGGACGCTGGTACGTCATGGCTTGGCGATAATTTTGATACTGTGCTACTCTACGGGTCACTAGTTGAAGCTAACATGTTCATCAAGGGCGAGGCAGATACTACGGCGCTGTATCAAAAGCAGTTTGACGAGGTTCTCGGAAAACTGAAGATTCTTGGCGACGGGAAAAACCGTCAGGACACTTACCGATCCGGACAATTCCGGTCCCCTGTTAGATAAGGAGCACCATCGTGGCTATCACTCAAGCAATGTGTAATTCGTTCAAGTCCGAGCTTCTCGGCGGTACCCACGATCTGGATACCGACGTCATCAAAATCGCGCTGTATACCTCGTCCGCGACGTTAGGCGCTAGCACTACGGCGTATGCTGTAACCAACGAAGTGTCTGGTACCGGCTACACGGCTGGTGGAAATACGCTGAGCGGCGCAGTGATTACGTTGAGCGGGACTACAGCCTTCGTTGACTTCGACAACTCTACGTGGGCCACCGCTACCATCACGGCCCGTGGCGCGCTAATTTACAACAGCTCCAAGTCGAATAAAGCTATTGCCGTGCTGGACTTCGGCGGCGATAAAACGTCTACGGCTGGCGATTTCACGGTAATTTTCCCGACCGCTGACGCTAGTAACGCTATAATCCGGATCGGGTAATATAGGGTAAGGGACGGCGTATGGCTCTCGTGCTTAAAGACAGGGTAAAAGAACGTTCGGATACTTCTGGTACCGGCCCCCTGCTTTTGGCCGGCGCGCACACGGGGTACCGGACGTTCGCCTCATGTGTCCCTACGGGAGCCGCCGTCTACTACACTGTCCATAATACTGTCGCTGGGTACGAAGGCGAATGGGAAGCGGGCCACGGCGTGTTTACGCTGGCTGGTAATACTATCACCCGTGTTTCTGTACACGCGTCTTCCAACTCCGACGCCTTGGTTGATTTCAGCGCGGGCGCGAAAGAAGTGTTTATCACGTACCCCGCTGGGCAAGCGGTTGTTCAGTCGCTGGACAAGTATTCTGACCCCCGAACCGTAGCGGCGTCTACCGTGTTGGGGGCGGCTCAAGATTTCGGCAGTGTGGTCATCGCGAACGCCCATTTTTCTAACGAGGCTCTGCCAGACGTCCGTGTAGATTTAGCGTTAGACACCGGGTCGTATGACCACGGTTCGGTTTAGTAAGGAGTAGTAAATATGGCGACTCAGGTACAACTCCGCCGTGGCACAACGGCACAGCATTCCACCTTTACCGGCGCTGTTGGTGAAGTCACTGTCGATACAGATAAGGACACGCTGGTTGTCCATGATGGTGTTACGGCTGGTGGC